GATGAAGCAGTTCGGAGATCCAAGCTTGAGGATAAGAAGACCAGACCCATTTTTGGGTCACCCATAGATAAGACACTTTTGACAAGGAAAATTTTTGGCTCCTTTTTGTTATTGATAAGGAACCATAAGGACCTGTTCAGGAGTGCTGTAGGTATGAATGCTGAATCCCATGACTGGGATAAGTTGGCCCGCAAGATTGAACAATATAAGTACAAAGTTGATGGAGATTATCAGAATTATGACAAAGCTGCATATAGTTATAAATCTATTTGTCGCTCCTTTGACATGTGCATCTTGTTGTGCATTAAGTTTGGCACATTTACACAAGATGAGGTTAGAGGGATGTTAGCTTTGAAAGAAGATATGTTGTCACCATTTATTGAGTTCTTTGGGACGTTATTTATGGGAGCACACGCTATGCCCTCTGGAGATCCTTGGACAACTGACATGAATTGTTTCCATAATTGGTTGGTAACAACTTATGTCTTGATGGTTCTACTTTTTGATTGGTCAAGATTAAACCAGATTTATGCAGAGCTGAATAAGCTCTTCAAGAGTCTGATGTTTGGAGTTGACCACTCTGCTAAACTACCAAGTGGCGGTGATGAGGTGGTTTTGGAACAGCTATCCGACACGCCAAATACTGAGTTGAGGAGATTTTATGCACTGGACCATGTGGTGGAACGATCTTATGATGTTTACGGTGATTTAATGGTCATAATGCGCGAAAATTTTTCCGTTTTTTATGGCGATGACAATATCATATGTTCCAATAATCCTAGGGTTAATTTTTCCCGCAATTCAGGGAGTGTTCCGACAGGCCAATGTTAAATATACGCCAGCTGAGAAGCATCTCACCACATATGGCTCGAAGGAGACCAAAGATTTGACCTTCCTCAAGAGGAGGTTCATCTATGATTCAGAGTACGATGTGTATAAAGCTCCATTAGAGCCAGAGGTTCTTAAGAAGATCTTGTTAGTAAAACTTTACAAGAAACAGAGCCAGGAAGTGGCTGATTTGGAGGCTATATCTGTCTGCTGGAGGTACGCG